CTCCTTCATTCCTACGTAGGTTGCGCCAATTTCGTAGGCCATTATCCCATCACTCCCTGGAAGGCCGCCTGCGCTTCCTCTCTGGCCGTGCGTCTGTACCACTGGCGCATACCCGCGCTCATATCCCCGCGGAAGGTAAAGTTTTGGTGTATCCCCAACTGGCCGCCCCGTTGCGCGCCTAGCACGTTCTGTTGTGTGAGCCGCGCGCCCAACGCCCGCTCCGCCGCGCGGGTGGTCTGAGCGTCCAGTACGAACTCGCGGCCCTGCTCGCCGGTGCGGATGATGCCGCTCGCGTATCCGCCACTCGCGTAGCCTGGAATGGGGCCGGTGCCGCCGCGCCTGCCACTGATTCCGCTCGCCAGCGCCTGTCGCTGTTGTTCTAGCCAGGCCAGCATCTCGCCGGTCGTGGTCGCGCTCTGGGTGATGACGTTCATCCCTGCTACCAGCGTAGCGTCTATTGTGCCGATGCGTTCTAGCGTGGCGCGTTCCAGGTTGTCCAACTGCGTCTCGGTCACGGTCTTGAGCAATTCCAACTCTTCATCGCGGCGTGTGTTCACCGTCGCCAGTTCTTCGCTCAACTTGGCTTGTCGCGCGGTGAAATCCTGCTCGCGGCGTGCGCGTTGGATTTGGAAATGTACCTCTGCCTGTGCCATCTCGAGGGCAAAGCTCTCGTTGCGGCGTGACATTTTGACGGCTTGATCTTCCTCCGCGCGCTGGCGCTCTACCTCGTAGCTGCGCCGTTCACGGCGTAGGCCCAGGGCGTCACGCGCCCCGATCATTGTATCCTGGCGCGCTAGACTGTCCTCTCTCATCCGGCGCATATTGCGTTGGTGGTCGGCCTCGGCGCGGGCCATTTCCTTACCGGCGGCCTCGGCGCGGGCGGTGCGGTTGCGGTAGTATTCCTCTTCGTAGCGTGTTTCCTGTTTCCCGAACTCAATCTCTGCCTCTAGTATCCGTGCTTCCAGGCTTTCACGTTCGCTTGCCGCCGCCGCTATGATTTCGTTACGCCGCCTCTCGGTTTCCTCTTCGATAGCGACACGCTCCTCTTGGTATTCTGCGAATACCGCCAATGCCGCCTCGGATACGGCGTCACCAGCCCCGCCAGGCGGTAGCCCACCAGCGCCACCCCCTGCCCCGCCTGCCACCGCCTCGGATGGGAACAAGAATTGCGCGATCTTTTCCATTAGTAGCCGCTGGCTCTCAACGCCGCCCGCTACGAACTCTTCCAGCTTTTCATCCGTGGCAGTTCGTAACCTGTCGGCAAATGCGCTTATGTTGTCGCCCGCCTCCTGCAAGCTCTCGATATGCAATTTATCACCCAAATAGCTGGCGAACTGGCCGAGGGCGTCCGTAGCGAACGCGAATGCCTTGACTATACCGGCGACCGCCTTCGACACTATTGACACCCACAGCGTTTCCGCTTTTGTCAACATATCCACGACGATGAAAATAGCCTTTTTGATAGTCTCAATTACATCTTTTAGCCCATATTTCTGCAAGCGTTCATCGCCTGTCGCGCTCCCGATTGCGCGCGTCGCCCCGACTCCAGCCGCCGTGCCCGCCGCAATTGCCGCGCCATAGACGCCCGCTCTGCCAAGCGATCCGGCAATCGAGAGAGCCTTGATCGTCTGTAGAGAATCAATCACTTTGCCGAGAAATACGAGCAATGGCGCGCCCACCGCTACGATAGAGATCAGCCCAGCGCCAAAGGCCAAAATCTCAGGGTTAGTATCGCGGAGGCTGGGCAGTAACTCGGTGAATTGCCGAACGATAGGCGCGAGGGTTTCCATCAAGGGGGTGAAGCCGGTAGCCAGGGCCAGCTTTAGTTCGTTCCTGAGCGATACCCACTCATTTGCCATTGCCGCCGCTGCGTCCTCATTTGCGCCCATTTTGGACAGGATAAAGTCCAGTTGCTCTCCGACATCCTCGAATTGCGCTTGGGCGTCGGCGATCATGTTCGGATCGATATTGAACAGCCGTTGCAGGGAGATGGTCTGACCGGCCAGGTATTCCTGGATAGCACGGACAGCGTCCGTCGTGCCTTTGAGGGGATTGGTCGAGGCAAGTAGGGCGGCGCGTACTACCCAGTCATCGAGGGAGGCTGCGCCGTCCTCTAGCACGGGGATGAGGGAGCGCCCCAACTGCCAGACCTCGTTAACCTCAATTCCGAACCGGTTGGCCTGGTCGGTGAGGCCACGCATCACGCGCTCGGCCTCTTGCTCGTCTTTGAGCAACGCCCTGAACTGAATACGATAGTTGCGCACGTCGCGAGCGGCGTTCAGGCCCAACACGGCTGTGATAGTAGCGCCCGCACCAATCGCGGCGATCTCGCGGCTCATCATACGCAGGTCGCCGCGCAGCCTGGTGATTGTAGTCTGGACAGGCTTGAACGCCTTGCCCATATCCTGCCCAACGCGCCGGAGCGTCACGGCGGCGGCCGTCGCGGACGAGGTGTCTATGGAGACAACACCGTGCGCGTGCCCCAATCCGCCCGCCATTCCTGGAAGCGCCAGTTGAGTTGGCATCATTTTACCTTGTGGTATCTGACGGCATTGTCTTTAGCCGCCATCTTTTTAAGAGCCTTGACTGCACTGCCACTGCCTGCCGGTGGCGGCAAGCGAAAACCAGCATCCAGGAGTTGTGTCAGTGTGTAGCGCGGTGTTAGTTTGCCGCCTGTCTCGTAGGTCTCTTGCAGCGCGTTCTCGACCGTTGTTCCCACCAGACACGTAGCGGCGTCGAACTGATACGCGGCCCAGCGGTCGTCAATCCCTACGATGTCACTCGGCCTCTGGTGCGTCGCTGTCGCCAGCGCGTGGAGATTCCATAGCTCGCGCTTGTTGCTCACAAAACTTGCGGAGGATTTGGGCCGGCTGGATTGCCAACTGAAAGACGAAAGCCTTGTCATCAAAAGCCACATCCGACAATGCTATTTCGCCTTCGCCCAAATCCTCTACATTCTCCACGACACGCGGCTCCATAAACGCTGCCTTGCAGACCTGGCCGAACAGTTCAGCCATTCCCGTTGCCAGTTCCGCGATCTCGCCAATCTGTTCGACGTCCGTCTCTGTCCAGAGTGCTTTAGCGGCAATGGGAGAGAGTAAGTCAGGCAAGCTCCCGTCCCGAATCATCACATCGAGCGCAACGGGGCGTATACGCGCCACATTGCCAGATGGAAGCGTGACGGTAAATCCCTTCTCTCGCGGCTCTCGCCACTCAGCCGCGCTGGTGACTGATTGCTTGTCCATTAGCTGATGTTGGACGGCGGGATCGAAATGGCGGTATCGGCGGCGTGCTCGATCAGGTTGATGACGCCGTACGTGGTATCATCTACCGCCTGGCCCGCAACCTCCGGGATAAGGTACTGCCCATACTCGGCCTGAGCCAGCGTCACATCCTCCATAATCTTGACCTTCGGAAGGAACACGTGCAGGTCGCCGTCGCCCTGGGTGGCGCTCATCTTGCCGCAAATGCCAAAGTAGGGCATATCGTCGCCGCCGGTCATTTTCAGGTGGTCCTGGTCTGAATCGCTGGCGGTAGATGTCAGTCCGAGCAGCACTTCAAGCGCCGCCATACTGACCGAGCCAAAGCGCAGGCGAACCTGACCGCCGATGATCTGCGTGTGGCTATCGGTGATCTTGTCGTCGCCCTCCAGCTGCGCCGAGACGGTCTGCATCACCGTTCCCATCAACTGGACGCTCGGAACGTCCACCGCCGTGCCGTAACTATCGGTGGAATTCCAGGTAGCAATCTTGACGTCCTCCAAACCAAATTGCGGTGCTCCAAAAGTATCGAATGCCATCGTTATATCCTCCTACTATCTAACTCTTGAATGTGTGAACTGCAAATTCAGAACGTTCTACGTTTGCGTCCAGGCTGGTGTCGCGTTGTGTGCGCACGTCACCAGCCCACAGGACCTTGAACGTGTCGGTCAGTTGTTGCGCGTGCAATAACGTATACACGCGGTTGCGCATCGCCTCGATGTTGCTGTAGCCGGTGTCCTCGTAAAACCAAGCCTCTAGCGGCTCGCGCACGCTCAGATATTGCGTGCCCTCGTCGGTCAGTGCGCCGTCCGGTGTAGCGCCGCGAGATTTGAGCAAGATACACGGCCTGATTATCTCGTTGCTATCAAAAGCGGACGGCGTAGCGGTTCGGCTGATTCCATCCGGGCCGGTCTCGGCGTAATCGTAGATGCCACCCGTCGCCAGTGCAACCAGCGTGGCGTCCGCTTCCAAGACCGCCTTTGCCGCGCTAACTGTGCTCACGATAGCATCCTCTGTACATCCCTCCAAATTAGCGGCGCAAAATGGTCTAGGGCCGGATCAATTATGGCATACCGTCCGGCGTTGTTCAGTTCGAGATAGATACCATAGTACATTCCGTGACTGAGGATAATCTGTACCATCTGGCCCACGACCTCGTTTGCCTCAGTCCAAAGTGTCTGCCTGGCGTTGGCCGTCCGGTCAGTCCAGGGTGCGTTGTCCTTCATCCAGTTCTTGATGAGCGGCGCGTAGCGTTGGGCAATTGCGTAGATGCCCCGATGGATTGCCGTTGCGTATGCATCCGCCAGTTCTGGAAACGCTTTCTCCGGCGGTACTTTCCACTCAAAACCACTTTGCATTACGCCCTCATCGTGGCAAATGCTTGCAGGCTATGTTGCAGCCCTGGGACGACGGCCACGATCTTGTATCCTGCGCCGTCAAGCGCGAATCTATCGCCGCGTTGTATATCGGTGTCGGTGATGGTCGGGTGTCCGCTGTAACCGAGTATAAGTATCTCGGCTAGGGCGGTCTCGCCAGCCTCGGTCTGGTAACGGCGCGGACGGTCTCGCAAATCCTCGATCCTTACCGATTGCGCCGCCAGTTCCACCCTTGCGCGCACCAGTACCACTGATACCGCCTTGTCTGCCAGGATGCGGGCGGTGTCTACACTGGCGTGAATGTCATCTAGCCAGTCACCGAGCGGGAACGTATTGCCCGCCCAGGCGTCTATGCTAGGCACTGGGCGCGTCCTTGTCGCTCGGAGGAATGCCGAGCAAGCCAACCATTTTAACTCCGACTCCTATCCTGGCTTCATCTTTCCAGAACTTCATCGAATCGGCGATATTCTCACGCATTTGCACGCGCTCGACTCGCGTCATACCCTCGGTATAGTTGTGGAATTTGTTGGCCTGCGCCAGCAGTTGGCGGTAGCCAAAGTAGACGGCCAGATTATAGTCATTGCCAGCGCGTGCGTAAAGCCGGTCAAGTTCATCGTTGGTGAATACCGCTTCATCTGAGCCGATGCCCAGATCGCCTTGCGAGTCTGCGCGCTGTGTGGCTGTGAGTGCCATTACCCGTGCTCCTCGATCAGGTCTCGTAACGCCATCGCCGAATGTTTCCAGGTCTGATTGTCACGTAGCCACCGAGCGGACTTGCGCCCACGTTCGGCGGCCTCGGTGCGGTTTTCATAGCACCAGCGCATCTTCTCGGCCAACTCGGTAACGTCTGCCTTTTGCCAGTATCCGCCGCAGTTTGGAAAAGAGGCGGGTATTCTGTGCCTACTCATCTTCTCAATGACTATGGCCCACTCGCCGGTGTGTCCATCATCGAGACCGCTATACCTGATCACGATGACCGGCAGGCCCATCATTGCCGCCTCGCGGTGGGGCATCCCCCAACCCTCTGAGCGTGACGGGATGGCGAAACAGTCCACCGAGGAATAGACGTCAGCCATAAACGCCACGTCCTCACGCCAAAACACGATCCGGCTATCTGTGCAACCGCTGACTATCCTGCTCATCAAATCGTCGTACCCTTCCGCCGCATTGCGAGTTTTTATGATGAGTCGTGCGTCTGGCGTGTCGCTTGGCGATCCAAAAGCCTGGTAGAACGCGGCCCACACCTCAACCCAGCCTTTCCGCGCTCCCCGGTCGGCCAACGTCAGGAACGTGTAGGATTCCGAGCCGTCATACTGCCAGTGCATTGCCGGGAACTCACTCGGAGACGTGCCGCCGTGTACGATGCTGATGGGCACCGTCACGCCACTGTCCGCGAATGCCTCCGCGTTATGCTCACACGGAACGATGATACGATCCGCCCTAACGTTTGCGATAGGCGACCACGTCGAGGGCAGCCGCGTGCCCTCGGTCATTGTTAAGTTCCACTGCTGCCCGGCTATGGGCCGCAGCATATAGGGCGGCATACACGCTATGGTCAGGTTGGAGTAGTCCATACCCCCCAACCTCTGCAACCAGCCAGATAACCGCACCTGGCCCGTGAGCATTGGCTTGACTTTTACTCCGATTTGACTCAATGCGCGGACCAGGTAGCGGCTGTAACGGCCATAGCCGTCGTACACATCGTAATTCAGTGCCAACCAGTTGACGCTCAACATGGTGGCCTCCTTTTCGGTCTAGCTGATTGTAGGATTCGCCCAGGCGCCGCCTGAAACCAGATACGCGGCTGCGCCGTTTGCACGGTCTAGCCCAACGCCGATGCCGAATTCCATCTCGACGTCGAGTTGTTTAACGGGATAGTCGTCATCCGGCGTGGTCTCCGGCACGATGTAAGCGCCAAAGCCAACGTCAGGATGCACGCGGACGGCGAGCGGGTTCTGCGTCGCCAACTGCCCGAAGCTCTTGCTCATCCCGGCGTAACCGGTCGGGACGCGGTTGGTGAAACGTACCTCCACCAGGCCGTACTCGCCCTGGTAGTAGCCCAACAGCCCGAACGCACGTGAGCCGGTGGTATAGAACTGGTTGCCGGTGGTCTCGCCGCCGCGATCTACCATAGAGATGACCGGATCGACCACCTCAACGAACTTGGTCAGCGCCATATACAGCGCCACGTCCGAGCGGGACACCAGGGCGTTGAAGGGCGGGACGTACCCGTGCTCCTGCAACGTCTCGGCCAGTTCGTCCAGGACGTCGGAACTGTCCTTCGAGGCACTGTCCACACCCAGGTAATGGTCGTGGCTCGTGGTGAACGCCTCGCCGTCGTAGGCAGGCGGGGCATAGTCCACGTTGCCACCCGTGCCACGAACGAACGGCACGTCATAGCCTGCTGAACCGATTGCGTTCTCGGTGTTAGTGAACCAGCGGGTCAAAAGTTTCTTCTCGAAGCGCCAGCGGCCACGGCGGGTTAGCGTCGATATAGCGGCGTTGATCTTGGCGGAGCGGGAATCGCGGAAATAGCGCCGCGTACCGCCCACGCCCTGGCCATATACCCGTAGGTCAATCATATGCCCGATGGTTGTGCCGTGAATCGCCTCTGGTTTGTCCACGTCGGTGATGTCCGGCATATCGGTTACGGAGCCGCCCTGCTCGTACTCCATCGCGATTTCCTCGGTGAGGGAGAACAGCCAACCCCAGTCGGTGACCATTGCCTGGTTGAAAGCGCCCAGGGCAAGGGCCAATTGATTAGCCAGTTCGCCGTAGGTGACTCCATCTCGTGTTGCCCACTGCGACAATCTGGTAGCATCCCAACCGGTTGGGAGCGCCATATTCAGTAGTGTTTGAGGTCCTAGTACTTCAGCCATTGTCATTCCTCCTTAGCTCGACGGATCGTTCTGTTCAGGATGAACGAAAAACACGCCGGCGCGCTCAGAATAGCCCATAATGCGGCTAAACGTTCCAGCGGCATCGGCGAGACGTCCGACGGTGTCGGATACGTAGCCATTGCCCCCCGGCGTCATCCCAGAGAATCCAGAAACCGGCCCGAACACACACACGCTGGCCGGGTTGCCAACGACGATACTCGTTGTACCGTCGTAGCTCTCTACGACGATGCCGATACCGCGAGCGGTCGCGGCATCCACGTCCCCGTCGGCTGGATCGACAAATCCGTCCGTGCCGATAAAGACGACCTGCCCGACCGTAACGGTGCTTCCTGCGGTATACGGTCGCACGATTGCGCCGTTCGGTTGCAGTGCACGAATGTTTGCTGCTGTTAAACTGATGTCAGCCATCGATCATATCCTCCTCAGATTCCCGTTTGCTGGCGTGCCTTGCGGCGCGCCTCCGGGGTATCCTCTAACTTGCCAGAGTCCCGCTGCCTGCTGCCGACGATAGCACGCGGGCCGCCCAGCGCCGCCTTGACGGTCTCGGCCAGGAGTTGCACGTCCTCGCTCTTCCAGGCTGTCTTGACCATCTCCTCGATCCTGCTGGCGTCACGGTCGTCGGCCATCTCGGATAGAACTTGCGAGCGCAGCGTCGCGCATACCAGCGCTACCCGCTTCTTGGCGTCCTCGCCCTCGACCTGCCAGTCCACGGTCTCGGCGATCTGCTTGTCCAGCGCGGCGTCAAACTGCGCGCCGTCGTGCGCGGTGATCCGGCCTTGCAGTTCCTTGACCAGTTTCTTCTCCGCGTCACGTGACGCGGTCAGTTCGGTAATCTGTTTCTCGGTGTCGGCGTCCGCCTTGTAATCCGCTACGATTTGCTTCTGTAGCGCGGTCGGAATTTCGGCAAGCGTCAACTCTGCCAGAATTTGCTTTTTGTCCACTTTGTCTACCTCCTCATCTGATTGGTTCATCTGTGCGGTAATACTGAACTCGCCGCCCAGTTTAAGAGCCGCTCTATCGGCTGGCGCAAGGTCGAGCGATTCCAGTTGAAAGCCCTCAGCTTTCCAACTGCCGTCGCTGGCCTCTGTGCGCTTGGCGATAGGGCCATAGATGGATGTAGCCAACTGCCCCCCACGCGCCTTCAAGCGGCGGATATATTCGCGAGCCTCGCCCGGCGGGATGTATGCCTTCCCCCATAGCGTTTCGCCCTGCCGAATCGCTCCGATCCAGTCAGCGGCCTCGATGGGGAAAGCGGTATCGCGCTCCTCGGTCTCTAGGTGGCCCATCAATCCGCCCCGCCCAACCATTTGTTCCTGGATTGCCGCGACAAGCGCCTCATCATAGTGCAATCCGTTGTTGCTGGTCGCTCCGACTACAGCCACGGGCAGGGTAACGTAAAACGGGTCGTCATCGCCTTTGGTGAGTGCGTCCAGTTGCACGCTCTCGGCAGGCGCGATCTGAGGAAAGCTCCCTCGGAACTCTGCGACCGTAAAATCTCGCATTGTAAGCATCACATCCTCCTAACAAAAAAGCCCCACCTCCGACGGTCGCACCGTTCGGGGTAGGGCGTTTGGAACGCTCTTAATTATTTAGTTTTAATCAGTGATGGCGAGACTTGAACTCACATATTCCATAGTCTAGTTATGGATACTCTTCCAGTTGAGCTACACCACTGATTTATGACTCCCGCGCACATTCTGAAAAGTAATTAGCTGACAGAACCGAGGCGCGGGAATCAACTACCATTAGCACCATAGTATATCACAAATCCGCTTCCCTTGCAAGCAATTGCGTCTTTTTCCTGTTTTGAAGTTCTGCCAGGTCGAACAGCGTCTTTTTGCCTCGGTGGACGTACTCGATAAGATGACGTTCAGGATCATACTTGCACGCCAGCTTACCGCGCGCAGTGCGCAACTCAATCCAGCGCGGGCGCTTTCTATCCACCGGCCCATTCCTTTATGCACGCGATCACACGTGCCTGCTGTGCATCTGTCATATCCGGGAAGATGGGCAGGCTCACCAACCGCAACCACTCACGCTCCGTCACTGGCACGTCGCCAGAGAACATCGGATAGTGCGTCAGTGGCTTGTAATGCACGCCCGCGCTGATGTCGTGCGCCAGGAGGTAGTCAATCAGGCTGTCTCGCTTGTCAGCATCTACGCGGATAGGGAACAGGTGCCAGGTGTGAGACGGGTCATCGGGTGGCAATTCCGCGATGTCCTGTAGTTCCTCGCAGTACCGTCCCGCGATCTCTCGCCGCCGCTCGTTCATCTCATCCAGCCGGCCCAGTTGTACCAGCCCGATAGCGGCCTGGATGTCATTCCAGTGATATTTGTAGCCTGCCTCGGCGATGTCGTAATCCCACCCGTAGCGTTTCTCGGAACGCTCCCAGGTCGAGCGGTCGATACCACACCAACGCAAGGCGCGCAGACGCTCGGCTTGTTCGTCGCTGTTGGTCAGGATTGCGCCGCCGTCACCGGTTGCCAGGTTCTTGACGGGATGGAATGAGAAGCATACCAAGTCAGCATACCCAATACCGCCGCAAGAATGCGCAGCATCCTGGATAATCGGCATAAAGCCGCGCATACGCTCCGGATATGCTGGATACCCGGCGTAATCCACGGGAATGATTGCCGCTGTGCGCCCTGTAACGAGTGCCATTGCGCACTCCCAATCAATACAAAGCGTATCCGCGTTCACGTCCGCCAGTACCGGCGTAGCGCCAACGTAGAGCGGAGCCAGGCCAGTAGAGACGAACGTCAGCGCGGGCACAATCACCTCATCACCTGGCCCAACGCCAGACACGACCAACGCCAGGTGTAGCGCCGCCGTCGCGCTGTTGGTTGTGATGCAGTGGGCATAGCCGTAACGGTCGGCAAGCTCGCGCTCGAATTTTGCCACGACTGCGCCCTGCCCCCACCAGTGAGATTTCAAGACTTCCATCACTGCCGCGCCTTCTGCGCCAGTAACAGACGGTTGTAACAACGGTATAATACTCATCTCGCCTCCAATTCTTCCGCCCGCCTCAAGACCTCTTCACGATTGCGCCACTTCAATACCCGCGTAGGCACCCCCACGTTCACCGCCCAGGGTTCAATATCTTTTGTCACCAGGCTGCAAGCGCCCACGACCGCGCCTTCGCCGATTGTCACGCCTGGCAATACGACGACATTCGCGCCCAGAATAACATATTTGCCCAGCGTGATGCGCCCTATGTTCTGCGTGTGAAACTCTGCCGGCACGGTGGGATTCATCAACGCGCCGTCTGTGTAGTCGTCGGTCTCTGAGAACAGCCTGCAACCTGGCGACAAGCCGGAGTAATCGCCCAAGGTGACGCCGCCCCCGCCGATGATGCTGGAAAAACAGGCGATGTGTACGTGGTCGCCGATGATGGTCAGTTCGTCACGGTCTGAATCATCGTGGCTGAATGACAGCATTGCAGTGGCTAAATTGCCCTCGTCCCTATCTGCCCCACCAGACACAAGGACAAAATCATCTATGATGACGTGATTGCCAATGCAGATATTGCCCTTGCGCGCAAATCTCACCCACTGGCGAATGGTTACGTCTTTGCCGATGCGCCGGAAGCCTTTGTATACTTTTTTCTTAAACATAGTACCCTCCATTCACGTGGATAACCTGTCCCGTGATATAGCTCGCCCCCTCGCCTGCCAGGAAATGCACGGCGGCTACGACCTCATCGACACGCCCGAACCGGCCCAGGGGGATTTGCTTGACGACCTTATCCTTGACGCTCTGTGGCAACCTCTCGCCCATCCCAATGTCAAAGTAGCCCAGGGCCAGGGCGTTGACGGTGATGCCCTTACGCGCCACCTCTCTAGCGATTGATTTTGTCAGGCCAAAGATACCGGCCTTTGAAGCGGCATAGTTGGCTGCACCGAATACGCCAACCTGTCCGGCCACAGAGGAAATGTTGATAATGCGTCCGCCCTCTCTTATCACGAGGATAGCGGCCTTAATGCAGTTGAACGTGCCGGTCAGATTCACGTCGAGGACACGCTGCCAGTCCTCGACAAGCATTTTGGCAACCGTGCTGTCTTGGTGGATGCCCGCGCAGTTGATGAGGATGTCTACAGCACCGAATCTATCTACTGCCTCCTTAATCAATGATTCCGCCTGGTCATAATCGGAGACGTCGGCCCGTACAGCGAATATACCCTCCACGAGCGAGGTCGGAGCGGTTCGGTAGCTGATCACGACATTGTGGTCGAAGTGGGCAAATACCCGTGCAATAGCTCTACCTATGCCGCGAGATCCGCCGGTTATCACGACTGTTTTTTTAATCATTACGCGCGCGCCTCCTTATGAGCATCTACCGCAAGCGCCCAGTGCATTTTACCCTCTACCCTGCGAATATCTGCGAATCCGGCTTCACTCATCACCGAAGCCAAGCGGCTCAGGGTGAAGCCGGTCAAGTGATGCTGGTCAGGATAAACCTTGTTTGGCATTTTGTTACCGCCAAAAATGTAGTTGATTGCTAGTTGCTCGCTCAGGTCGCCCCTGACGAACCAGCTTTCAAATATGCGTTCAAGGTCGGGCGCCTCCAGGTGAATTGTACCGCCTGGCCTGAGCACCCGAAACCACTCCCTGAGCGCGCGCACGGTGTCCCAGGGCGGAACGTGCTCTAGGAGGCCATAGGCGTGGATGTGATCTACCACACCATCGGCATACATATCCAAATTGAGCACGTCGGCGATGATGTCTGGATCACGGCTACCCCACGCCACTTTATCGATATTGACATACCCTGGCATATACTTCCCACCACAGCCCAAGTTGAGCTTTAGTCCGCATTTCCTACCGCCCCAATCTGTCATCGCATCAACTCCAAGACCTGAGTTACCTTGTGGTCAAAGGTGTATTTCCCTCGCACCAATTCCAGGCCAGCCTTGCCGATAGCTGCTGCCTCATCCTGGTGCGCTAGGTAGTAGCGTGCCAGGGGTAGCAGTTCATCAAGGCTCTCAAACCAGACCAAGTGTTTCTTGTTTTCGAACAACGTATCGAGGCCGGGGAAGCGGCGAACGAGTAACAGCGTTCCGCTGCCGAGTGTCCTAATGAGCCGCGGCCAGGAGTGGTACAAGTATCTGAAATGAGTATCGTAGGCCAGGGCGAATTTGGCCTTGCTGCAAGCCGCCGAGAAGTCCCTGCCATACACGCGCCGATGGTAGGTTGGCCCCGTTACCACCGGAGGCCCGCCGAACACGTCAACTTGTATGCCTGCGCTAACCAGTAGCCGCAGCATTTCGCGGCGGCACTCAATCTTTATTTCTGCCTGTTTCCCTGTCGCACCTGCCAAGCTGCCCATAAACACGGCCTCATAGATTTGCGCTTCC